CAGCAAGTCCATGTCGTGCTGATGAATTAGGTGCCGCATGTGTTGCCGCGCTTTCTCTGCTGTGTCGAAGCAATCCCAAGATTGAACCTCGGTTGCTTGGCCTACCGCATCTCTGCGATAGGCTATGGTTGCGAATACTAGGTACATGTTTATTCTCCCTTCAATACCCATTCATGGCAGTACCACATGGCCTTGCCTTCATCATCTTTTGGCGGTTCGATGCTTGCCGACTCTCTGATATTGTCTCGCGTCTTTCTCAGCCGTTGCAAATCAGAGAACCAAAAGTCACCCTCACATTCATCCATGTTTTGCAGTATGGTGTTTATTGAGTTGTGTACGTCTAGCAATTCATGCCTGGCTTTCTCTACTAGAAACCGCATTGTGTTGTTTGCTGTTTCAAGTTCATGTTCAAGCGCATCAATTACTTGGTTCAGTTCTTCTACTTGTTTTTTAGTAGCCATTTTATACCCTCCTATGGTTTAATAGCGATTTGAAGCCCACTGACAGGCCTTTGCCCGTCAATGGGTAGTGATACTAGGCAAATGTGTCTATTGCCCATTTGATAGCTTGCCAGAGCCAAGCCTCGGCACCCATCAAGCCATATATGACAACACCCATAACCAGCAGAAATATCGTGCCGTTGATAAGTTCTATTGCGCCTCTGTTCATGGCTAGTCTCTCCAATTCATAGTGTCTAAAACGTACCGTTCAAAGAACGCTTGGTGCAGCCTGTGGTATCTGGTCGGCTTGCCGTTGCGTTTTCTTGGCAGCCATCGCCGCCCGTGCTTGTCCTGCATGGCATAACGTGCCGCTAGCCATGCAGTCACCCGCAGATATTTGTCTGCGTTTATGTTGTATTTTCTCATCGGTTGCCCTCCCTATTTGCAAGCCCATAACTCAGCCAAGGCATCATCTAAGCCTAGCGCATCATCGTGATAATAAGCCTCTGCTTTATCAGACCACCAATAGCCCTCAATGGTTTTGGTGCGTGTGTTAATCCAGATATTCGGGCCGCCGTAGGCGACTAGCACTCTTGCGCCTAAATATTCGCCTTGGCTATTCACGGTGTATTCTATGTCTAGCGCATCCGATAAATAGTCATAGGCGTTGCATGGTTCATCTGAGTCGTGCGTTTCGTATTCGCCTGAATCGATTTGGTCTGCAATGTGTTTGCATTGCTGGAATAACTGTTCTTGTGTGTCTATCTTTTGCATTGTGTAACCCTCCAAGGTTTGTTGCGTTGTCGGCTATTCGCCGCATAGGTTGCCGCCTGAACAGCAAACTATGAAGCGGCACGGTTGCCCGTGCCAGCCGTTGTTATGCTTTTATGGTTTCATATGTTGCGGCAAACGTATCTTTAGATGGATAGTCGCGCCAATGTTTGTCAGTCTGAAACAGATGATAGTCACCATCATGGTCTTGTGTAATAACTTGTGAACGCCAGGGACGCGCCAAGTTGTTTGCAGTCACTAGCGTTTCATGCAATCCATCATAGCTGCCGATGAAACAGCCGTTGTTATGACTGCCGATGATTTGTGGCGGTGATGCTGAGTGATACCAAATTGTGAGTTTTGTTTTAGACATTGTTTAGCCCTCCAAGGTTTGTTTATATACACATAAATTCAGTAACGACACCGTCGGTAATAGATACCAATGTATATTCATTGGCCTCTAAATCCTGGATATCAGTCTCTGAAAGTGTATAAGGCGAATGGTCAACCGCATGTTGAACGCGCCGCGCCACTTCGTCGTGAATCCAGTCGTGCGCGTCGTTGACATTATCAAACACCATTTTAGTGGGATTGGTGTCCAGTATGTCGATTGAATATGAAACAGTGATAGTCATGTTGTAACCCTCCAAGGTTTAAGCGTTGCGACAGTCAATAGCGGCAAAGGCAAAGCCAAGCCATGACCAAAAGATTGTAAACAGCCCGACAAAGGCCATGCCAAGGCCAAGCCAAAAGCCTAGCTGTTGATGCGGTATTGATTCCATAATAAGACCGCCACCGGCTGTTATGCCGATTGCACAGATAAACAGTGTGCCGAATACAAACATAAGGCGTTGTGCATGGCGTTTTGGATTCAGTTTAAACATTGTGTAACCCTCCAAGGTTTTGTTGTCTTGATTGTTAGATAGCGCACATATTGCGCCTTGTCAACAGCACAATGTAAAAAAAGTTTACACATGGCAAAAAGTTTTGTTTATATATATAAGTGTGGCAAGTGTTGAATTTGTTTAGATTTGTTTTTGGGAATGGTTGGATTTGTATTTCACAACACGCACAGAACACAGAATGACACGCGCTGCAATGCAACGGCGCAAGGCTATCACACATTGCATGGTGTGGCAATAATGCAACAGTGTGACATATCTGCAACAGTCCGGGCATAGGGGGGTATGTTTTGAGAGGCGATACCCCCGACAGCGACCGCCGCGCTTTATATATGTTAAATAGTCCTTCACAACACACAGGCAGAACTACATGACCAAACTAACAAAGCAACGCACTGACATTATCTTATCCAGCATAGCTGACGGGCATAGCATTGTTGATGTGTGCGAAGCCACTGGCGTATCCAGAACTGCGTTCTACCAGCGTTGCAAGCGCGATGAGGAGTTTGCAGCGGCTGTGAAAGAGGCACAGCAGTACAGCGCAGAAAAAGCATTAGAAGAACTAGACACCTTGTATAGCGATGCGCTACACGGAGTTAAGGATTACAACCCGCATGTGTTGAGGGACTATGCTCATCATGTGCGCTGGAAGGTAGGCAAGGTGTTACCTGAGAAGTTTGGCGAGGCCAAGAACCGTGCTGGCGTAGAGGTGAGTGACGGTACTGTAAGAATACTGTGGGAGACTGACGGTGGCACAACCAGTTAAGATACCTTACAAGCCTAGACCCTTACAGGCTGAGATGCACAATAGCCTGAAGCGGTGGAATGTGTTGGTCATGCACAGACGCTTTGGCAAAACGGTCTGGGCGGTGAATGAGTTAATTAAGAAAGCCTTAACTTGTGAACTCCCCCGTCCAAGGGTTGCTTTCGTGGCACCTACTTTTACGCAAGCCAAACGTATTGCGTGGGATTATGTAAAGTATTATGCGGGTGTGATACCTGGCGTTTCTTTCAATGAGACAGAATTACGGGTGGACTTTCCTAATGGCGGCAGATTGATGCTGCTGTCGGCAGAAAACCCTGACTCCCTTCGTGGCATTTATTTAGATATGTGTGCTTTCGATGAGTTTGGTATGCAGAACCCAAGGGTATGGGGGGAGGTTGTTAGACCGGCCCTATCCGATAGAGAGGGGGCTGCTATCTTTTTGGGTACACCGGCTGGGCATAATCACTTTTATGATTTGCTAGAGACTGCCAAGTCAGAGGTAGAGAACGGTTCTGACCAATGGTATCACAAGACGGTCAAGGCTAGTGAGAGTGGCTTGGTAAAGCCAGAGGAACTGAAAGCTGCCCAAGCGCAGATGACACCAGAACAATATGAACAGGAATACGAATGTTCCTTCACGGCTGCTATTATTGGTGCTTATTACGCTAAACTTATTGCAGCGGCAGACGAAGATGGCAGGGTAACGCGGATACCTTACGACCCTATGTACCCAGTGCATACAGCTTGGGACTTGGGTATAAATGATTCAACGGCTATTTGGTTTGCCCAGATATTCCGTGGCGGTGCTGTTAATGTAATTGATTATTATGAAAGTAGCGGGGTTGGCTTAGACCATTACGCTGACGTACTTAACCAGAAAGATTATACCTATGGCGACCACCTGGCACCGCATGACATTGAGGTGCGGGAACTGGGTAGCGGTAGGTCTAGGTTAGAGACTGCTTACACTCTTGGCATTAAGTTCCGCGTAGTTCCTAAGATGAAAGTTGCTGACGGAATAAATGCGGCAAGGATGCTGATACCTAAATGCTACTTTGATAAGGACAAGTGCCATGAGGGGTTGGAGTATCTGCGGCAATACAGGCAGGAGTTTGATGAACGCCGCAAGGTATTTCGTGACCATCCATTGCACGACTTTACCAGCCACGCGGCTGATGCGTTTAGATATTTAGCTGTTGGGCTAGAGAATAGGGCTAACTTTACCAAACCTCCCCAGCAAATTGCACAGATGGAGTATAACCCGTTTACGTTATGAGTAAGTCTATTGATGTAGAAGCTATCAAGTATCTGCTTGATTGGAGTGATTACCACGGCTGGTGGGGCGTTGAGGAGGTGGAGAAATACATCCGCCCCCCGATGATGCTTGGTCAGTATATGGTTCTACGGGATGAAAACAAGATGCCAATATGCTTTGCAACCTGGGCGTTCCCTGATTATGAACACGTTGTAGAGTACACAGACAACCTTGAGTTTATGCCAGAGGGCTATGATGGTGGTGGAACTGTGCCTTGGATAATTGATTTCATTGCTATAGGCGGCAAGCGAAACATAGCAATAGGTTTCAGAAACTTGAAAAGTATGTTATCTAATATGGGTTATACAAATGCGTACTGGCTTCGGACTGAGACTCAGAAGCTGGGATTTCACGATTGGAGTTAGTTAATGGCTGCTGTTTATAGACCCGCTAAAAAAATAGTTAGAGGCGCAACCAAGGCTGTGGGTGAGGCTTTTGAAGAAGTTATCGAAAAGCCAACCCAAAAGGTTTTGAAGGAAACTGGTAAAGCTGTAGGTCTTGTTCCTAGCAAACCAGACATGCCGGAGGAAACGCCAGAGGTTACTCCAGAAGTAACGCCAGAAGTTGTGCCTGATGATACCATGTTGGGTCGTGGCACACGACGCACTAAAGGCAAACGTGCTGGCGCGGCTGGCACATTGATGGAGGGCTACGGTGTTACTTACGCAACGCCTAGCGCAAAGTCACCAACAGGGGGTGGCGCATAATGTCTTTTCTAAAGCCAAAAGTATACACTCCACCAGCCCCACCACCTCCACCACCACCAGCACAGGCGGGTGAAGAAGATACACAACGTGCGGTTGCATTGGCTGAAGAAGCTACAATGAAGGCTAGAAAGAAAAAGGGTGCGGGTGCGACTATTGTTGCTGGTGCGCTACAAGACACTAGCGCAACATCACCTGGCGGCACACCTACATTACTGGGGTAATACATGCAAGATTTCATCAAGAGTCTGGTAAAGCGGTACGAATACCTTAAAGGCCGTAGAGATAACTGGGACACGCATTATCAGGAACTAGCTGACTACATGCTTCCCCGCAAAGCGGATATTGTCCGTAAGCGTTCCAGAGGCGAAAAGCGGATGGAACTTATCTTTGATGGTACTGCTTTACAGGCTGTTGACTTGCTTGCTGCTAGTTTGCACGGGATGCTGACCAGCGGTGCTACGCCTTGGTTCATGCTTGATATGAAAGATGAGAATATCGGGCGTGATGATGATGTGCGTGAGTGGTTGCAAGAAACCAGTCAGCGCATGATGAGGGCATTTAACCAGTCTAACTTTGAAACTGAAGTCCATGAGATGTATGTGGACTTGGTTGTGTTTGGCACAGGCTGTATGTTTGCTGAGATGGATGATGGCAATCTGCGGTTTAGCACACGCCACATCTCTGAGTTCTATGTGCAAGAAAACCAGTACGGTATTGTTGATACAGTATTTAGAACTTATAAGATTCCGGCAAGGCAAGCTGTGCAGCGTTTTGGGTTTGATGAGGTTAGTGACTACATTCGCAAGGTGTTCAAAGACAAACCTGATGAAGAAGTAGAAATCCTACATGCCGTAGTACCGCGTATTAACCGTGACCCTAACAAGCGTGACAACAAGAACATGCCGTTTGCATCGTTCTATGTTGATATGCAAAGCAAGGGGCTGCTTTCTGAAAGTGGCTTCCAAGAGTTCCCGTACATTGTCCCACGATTTTTGAAGGCAACTGGTGAGACAATGGGGCGTTCCCCAGCGATGGTTGCGTTGCCTGACGTTAAGATGTTGAATCTTATGTCAAAAACAATCATTCAAGCTGCGCAGAAACAGATTGACCCTCCCCTTCTTGTTCCTGACGATGGTTTCCTCTTGCCCATCCGTACGCAGCCTGGGGGGTTGAACTTTTTTAGAAGCGGCACAAGAGACATGATTACGCCGTTGAACACCGGCGCAAACATTCCTATTGGCTTGAACATGGAAGAACAACGCCGTGCAGCTATCCGTTCAGCGTTCTATGTTGACCAGCTTCTTAGTGGTCAGTCACCAAACATGACAGCCACAGAGGTTGTCCAAAGGCAGGAAGAACGCATGAGAGTCATCGGCCCCGTGCTGGGCAGATTGATGAATGAGATGCTACGTCCTTTGATTGACCGTGTGTTTGCATTGATGTTGCGCGGTGAGATGCTTCCAGAGCCACCAGAAATCCTACAGGGGCGTGATGTGGATATTGAATATGTATCGCCACTAGCCCGTGCGCAGAAATCAAGCAGCCTGAACAGTACCATGAAGGCACTTGAGATATTGATGCCACTGTCACAGGCAATTCCAGTAGGCGACCACATTGATGCAGACGGGTTAGTGAAGCATGTGACCGATGCACTAGGCGTTCCAAAGACAGCACTGAAGTCGGAACGTGAGGTTCAACAGGTTAGAGAGGAACGTGCAGCGCAACAACAAGCACAGATGGAGATGATGCAAGACCAGCAAGATGTCCAGAACGTGTCGCAGTTAGCGCAAGCGTCCAGGATGGTTAGTAAGTGACACCTGAGATTGAAAAGCTAAAAGACCTTTACAGACAAACCTTTAACACAGATAGTTCAGCTAAAGTATTAGCTGACCTAGAGGCGCGGTGTAACTATCGTGCCACAAGCTATGTTGCTGGCGATGCAAACGCCACAGCATTTGAGGAAGGGAAACGTGCTGTTATCCTTCATATCCACAACATGATGAAAGAGGAATAAATGTCAGAAGAAGCAATCGAACAGGTAGCCCAGCCAGAGGCAGCACCAATGATGGAGACACCATCTGAGGTAGCGTCAGGCGGGTCTGGTAACGAGTTTCTAAACATGATACCAGAGGAACTACGCGAACATCCTAGCATTTCACCTATTAAGGATGTGGAAAACCTAGCCCGTTCTTATGTGAACGCGCAAAGATTGATTGGTGCAGACAAGATTGCAGTACCAGTCAACCCAACAGACGAAGACTTAGACCGTATCTATGACCGTCTAGGCAGACCAGAAGACCCAAAGGGGTACGGCATTGAAGTCGATGGCAACGTGATTACTGAGGAAGTTGCTACAGATTACGCAGATATTGCACATAAACTGCGCCTTTCACCAGACCAAGCTAAAGGTATTCTTGATTACTACAAGAGTAGCATTGAACAGTCTGGCGCACAGTCTCTTGAGTTAGCAGAGGCTGCAAAGGAACAGACTGTGGAATCGTTGCGTAGTGAGTGGGGCCGTGCATTTGACCAAAAGGTTGAAGCGGCTGCAAAGGTAGCGCAAGAATTTGCAGACCCTGAGATGTTCAACATCACTTTAGCAGATGGTTCAAAGCTGGGCGATAACGCTGAGTTTATTAAAGCATTTGCAAAAATTGCTGATTTCAGGCAATCTGTCACCAGTGAAGACACTGTTGCAGAAATGTCACAGTCAAGTGTAATGACACCAGCCACAGCACAAGCTGAGATTGATGCCATTATGAATGATAAGTCTCATGCTTATTGGGATAGAAAAAACCCGATTGCGAGACACAAGGCTGTAGAACGGATGCAACATTTGATGGAACAGTTACATGGATAATGAACTTTCCGTCACAGATATTCGGCTTGAGTGCCTACGATTAGCTGTCGAGTTCGGTAGCCAGCGTGACGTACTCAATCCACACCTACTCGCAGACCAATACTATGAGTGGGTAATGCGGGGTAGCGAGGCAACTCGTCCTGCTGACGACCAGAAAGATGGGGGCCATAAGTCGGCTGAAAAGACCAGGAGTGTCCGAAAGGGTAGCGCACCGAAAAGTTCAAATGTAACCGTGTAAAAGGAGGACGCTATGTCCACAGAAGTAACCACGGCATTTGTCCAGCAGTATTCTGCGAACGTGCAGATGCTATCGCAGCAGATGGGTTCCCGTCTGCGTGATGCGGTGCGCGTAGAGAATATGACTGGCAAAAATGCTTTCTTTGACCAGGTTGGTAAGGCAACTGCGCAGAAGCGTACAACTCGCCATGCTGACACACCACAGATTGATACCCCACACGCACGTCGTCGGGTGTCACTCGTAGACTATGAGTATGCAGACCTGATTGATGACCAGGACAAAGTACGCATGCTTATCGACCCAACATCAGCATATGCACAAGCTGCTGCCGCAGCTATGGGCCGCGCAATGGACGATGAAATCATCGCTTCAGCACTCGGCACAGCATTTACTGGTGAGACTGGTTCGACCTCAACAGCGTTGCCAGCGGGTCAGCAGATTGCTGATGGCGGTGCTGATATGTCACTTGCAAAGTTGCGTGAAGCCAAGAAGATTCTTGACTTGGCAGATGTTGACCCATCTATTCCACGTTACATCGCTTGTGGCCCTGACCAGATTGAAGCACTCTTGGCTGACACAAACGTCACTTCAAGCGACTTCAACACTGTGAAGGCACTTGTACAGGGTGAAGTAAACCAGTTCATGGGCTTTAACTTCATCGTCTCTAACCGTCTGTCAAAAACTGGCGACATCCGTTCATGCTTTGCATGGGCAGAGGATGGTCTTGCATTGGCAGTGGGCCGTGACGTAATGGCGCGTATTGATGAGCGTAGCGACAAAGGCTATGCAACTCAGGTGTACTATTGCATGTCAATCGGTTCCACTCGTATGGAAGAAGAAAAAGTTGTCCAGATTGACTGTGACGAAGCGGCTTAAAGGGAGAGTGACAAATGACTACTAAGAACTCAACACTTGTAGCTAACTTTGAAGCTACTCCTCAAGTTGCTAATGCTGCCCACAATCTGCACGGTGTTGTCCGTGTGGCACAGGGAACCATTGCATTGGCGGCTGGCGACAGCACAGACAACGACATTGTTATGTTTGCACCAATCCCAGCAAATGCCTCTATCACCGCACTGAAGGTTGGTAGCGAC